GCGTAGAGTGCGCCAGAGATAAGAGCATCATGCTCCATTTCAGCGTAGACTTTATTGCAACGAGGCCACTGTAAATCTTTAACAATTTCTTCGTCAATGTACCCGTTATGGTGTCTAAGTCCTGTTCCACCCAACTCAGAAAGCGGGGCACTTTTTGTATCATCAGTTGCCATTAAAACCCCTTAAAAGGAATGAGTAGAATTCATACTAGTGGAAAAGAACATGAATAGAATGATTCAATACACCATTATAGTATATGCAAACTATTCATGTTACAACCAATTAGTATGAATTATATTAATAGTTAGATGTTCCAGATTGACTCTGAATACATCTCTGTAGGGTCTATATCAATGTTGGTTGGTACTTGTTTACCGCTCGCTAGGTTGTTGAACACATCACTTGTCGCGTCTACCATATCATCGTGCCCCTTACCGTCTCCTGTAAAGTTTTCAAGTTCACGTATGTAGTATTCGTTCCAATCACCTTTCACTATCTTTATCAGACCTGCTTCAGCAGCCGATGAGAAAGGCTCGAAGCGTTCGAGTTTTGATTTAGTTGTTTTACACTTCTTAAACTTGAAACCTGCGAGGTTCTTAGCGTGATCTTCAAATACTGACTTACCAGCACCACCAGGGTCGAGAGGTAAGCCGATAACACACTTGATACCGTCAGTACCAGCAGCATCACGCATCATCTTCTTAACACCTTGTGGACGCTTCCTATCACGCTTAACATTCATTAAGTAGAAGTAACCATCTTCACCTAAACGCATCTTAACGCCAGCAGTGTAGTCGGGGTCGGGATTAACTTCTGAAGGTTCTGTTGACGCTGTGTCCCAAGCCCTCATTTCAGACTTAGCAACAGGTACATCTTTAGGTTCCACATACTCACACCAGTCAGATTGGAAGTAGGAACCAGCGTTTGCTTTCACATCCCAAGAGCCTAGATAGAGTGATTCCATCTCCAGGCGTGGCAGTGCTTTCAGGTTTGCTTCATAAGCTGGGTCGATCTTCTTATTATCCTTAACAGTTGCACCGATAAAAGTAGCACTCTTGGGCATCGAGTCTTGACCCCATATCTTCTCAGCTTCTTCCCTAGAGTCGTACCAGTGCATATCCAGGCCACGCCTAACAAACCAACGTACAAAGCCGCAACGCTCCGGTATCGGGAATCCATCAGGGCCTATCCACCAATCTACCAAAGACCTCAGCCAACCATCTGAAGTTGGGTTGCAAGTAGCCCTTATATAAGGCTTAACGCCAGTGCTGGAACGATTGCGTGATAAGAGGTAGAAGAACTGTCTTTCTGTGAAGCCACTGACCTCATCAAAAATGATCAGTGGTACTTGGGAGCCTTTAAAGTTTTCAAGGTCTTTTTCTAGTTCGATACCCTGGAACTGGACACGCGCACCGGAAGGGAACGACCACTTCATTGAAGATTCTGAGTATTCACCGCCAAACTGAGGGAAGATGTTGCGAGACTCATCTATTGGCCCCCCTGGAAGGCGGATTTCCGATTTGGTTCTCCTTAGAAACAATGTGTAAAAGTTAGTAACATTTATATGCCTTAAGCACTCTAACATCAGTGCAAAAGTTTTCCCACTACCCTTGGGAGGCTCACCTTTCAATGAGGATCAGACTATATCATCATCCACTCGGGATGTCGGACGCTGTGCATGTATTACGTGATAAGTTCGTATCACACCATGTAGTCGTTGAACCTTCCTCATGCGCTCATAAGGCTTGGCTGCTGATTGGCGTAGACATAAGCCCTTAGCTTTCCAGCAATTCATCCGATTATCATTCAGCTATTGCTAGCTAACGGGCCAGTAGTTTAGCCCCGCCACCATATATGACGATATCCGCTTTACTCTCTAGGAACATGGTTTGCTTACCCTCTTGAGGGGCAAGTGTTTCATAACTCATGCAAAGACCCCTTTCCGTCTAGAACCATTAAGTATGCGGCTTATCTGTGCTAGGCTTATACCATAGATTGAGGACAGTAACGTATAAGTATACTTTCCAGGGTTGCTCTCACGTAGCGACTTCATCACCAGTAAATCCGCATCACTGACTTTTGTATGTTGTTTGTGTCGTCTAATATCTTCTGTAATGCCAGAAACCTCCGACAGCTTACTTCCTGATAAAATTTCACCAATATAGTCATCTCTGTGTATGTTAAGATTCATGGTTTTAACTATCTCCTTGTATGTCTTACCTTCCTTGTAGAGAGAAATCATCACAGCGAAATCCTCAGCTTTAAGAGAGCTAAGGCAGTCATTTTTAGATGAGATAAGACCACTGGAAACTGCGTGTCGTGCATTCCGGCCTACAGTCACGTACTCCAGGTTAGACAGTGTGTTGTTCAACTTATTGCCATCTTTATGATTGATAACCAAACCTTCCGGCCTATCTCCTAAGTGGCACTCGGCTACTAATATATGGACACGCGCACACCTACGTCTATCACTGTCACTTAAGACTATCTCTTCATACCCATCCCGAGTAATCTTAACTTTTAACGGCCAGCCATGCTTTCCAATAACAACACCACAGGCTGTTACAAAATACCCTGGAAAGTCTTTAACTTCCTTAATCATCTGATACTGTGAATTGCCCATTGAGCAGTCTGTTGTCTTCATCTTCTATCTCCGTATCTGAGAAATCTGCATCATCCTCTGTCGAATACGCACCTCTCAAGTAATCTTCAAAGGATGTTGCGTCATCGTGGGAGAGTACAGCGCTACTAAGCTCTCTATTGTTGCTGGGGAGGGTAACGTGTACAGTCGGTATATCTTTGTTGTTCTGTAGCTTCTCAGCTTCTTGTGGTGAGTACGGCTTCATCTGTTGATGGCTGTATCTAAGGTAAGTCTCAAGAGCTTTCATTTGAGTGGATTGTTTAACTTCTTCACTAAGACCTAAGCCATCTTTGTCGCCAAGTGCATATAATGCTAACCTTTTTAAGGGGTCGAAATTAAGCTTCTTAGCAGTCTCAGTAGCATTCGCCAGTCTTTTCTTCTTAGCTAATCGGGACTTCTCATTAGCCAACTTTGCAGCTTGACTGCCAGGGGTGAATGAGGAGTTGCCTTGACGTTTCTCAGTAATCTTGGACAGACAAGTAACAAGTTTAAACTTACGTGACCAAAACACTGTGTACTCCTTTTCCTCCTTACCTTCTACGTTACGCCTCTCAATAGCCAGCCATGCTTTTTCAGTTGGATGTTGGAAGAGGCTCTTACGTGAATAATGAACACCCTTTGACATTTTAACTTGTTCAGCTATCTGTCGAAGTGTGTCTTCTTTTGTATATTTAATTTCTAGAACACTACCATCAATAATGTTTGGGTCGTCTGCATCGTCTGAGAAGTGAAAACCAACTTGAGGTGAGCAGCAGAAATAACGATTGTCATCTGTTGTGATATAGAATGTTTCGAGGGGCATTTTGTACCTGCAATTGAAAAACGGCGAGCGACTACGGAGAATAGTCAGAAACTCGCCAGAATAAGGTGGGATTTAGTTTTATTAGCAACTTAGTGAATCCCGATTCTTAGTGTCGGGTTTAGACTTTTAAAAATTGGAACCCCGTAGAGGAATCGAACCTCGAACCTTCCATCTCATTTTAAGGATCAGCTTAGAAGGCTGATATGAGGGTACGGGGTATATAAATTGGTGGGCCTGCTGAGGATCGAACTCAGTTCTACCGATTATGAGTCGGTTGCATCTACCAATATGCTACAAGCCCGGATGCCCCGGCCTGCATGTAAACCTCTTCAGGTTAAGTGATACGGGTACGAGGTCTTTAGCGGATCGTCACCCGCCTTAAATAGGGCTGACTACACTGTGAGAAGGCGCTGTTCCAACTAATGTCTCACTTAACGCACCATCTTTCAAAGTAGACGTTAAGAAGAGAACCAAATTACCATTTTCGTGTAAAGCAATGCGATCTGCTTCAACAAGTGTTTCTTTATTTTCTGTTACAACATTCCAAGTCTTCAAAAGAATAGACCTCCATAGTTTAGGTAAGCAGTGATAGTAAGGAACATTAAGTCCCCTGCAAGCATATTAGTATAGAAGTTAAAGCCCATCATTCTCATCTTTGTTTTTCTTACGGATGATAACTTTCACAATAGTCTTTGTACTCATGATGATTTTAACCTTTAGTTAGCAACCAAGAGGATGTTGTAGTAATCAACAAGATAAATAGAATCAATACTACCCAAATAGGCGATGTTACCCACCACCATGACCAAGCAATAACTCCTGCTAGTTTCAGTGTTAGAAATACAGTGAATAGGACTGTTGGTAGTGAAGAAAAAATACTCACACAGACACCTTCAAATTACCACGGCCATCATACTTACTATCTCCATAAAACTTGTTATGAGCTTTAACAATAGCTTTGTGACCAGCATCTTCACTCAGAGTAGTTCGTAGAATACCATCTTTACGGGACATCATTTGATTGTAAGCATTCATACCTCTTACATATCCAGTAGAAACACTGAGCTTTTCTTTCAAGTCACCGAAGTAAGCTACTACTACCTCAGCACCTGTACTATGTTTGATAGTTTCCATTAACCACCCACTGACAGTTGTACGTTGAGATAACCCATCTTAGCTAGTGCATAAATTGTACCGAAGATATTTGCGTATTCATCGGTATCTTCAGAAATACCTTGGTAACTCAGCAATCCGTGTGCAAGTGATAGTGCGTCTTCACAAGGATTCTCGGTATCCTCAATCTGCGCTGCAACAAAGTAGGCACTCACATCAGCAATAACTTCTTCAATTTCTACAGCATCACCCATCATCTTTCTCCTTTAGGTTTTTCATTTCAATTCGTAATTGGTACAATCTCTCTGTCAACTCTGCAACAAGCGAGTTTTTTGAATGTAGTTCTGAGATTTCATATTCTCCCATTACCACCC